CAAGTATTTAAAAGAGCAGCTGATTTTGAAGAGTTTATGGCTATTGCCAGAAAAGCTAAAACTGCTGGTTTTAAATCATTTACCTACACTCTTATTGAATCAAAAGATATAGTATGATGAAACTAAACCTCCCACTACTAGCAATAACGTCTTTGTCAGCAGGGGTTACTTTTATGTGTTCATATTTTCTGAACCTTACTATGGCTAATTCTGACCAGTATTTAGCTATAGTGGGAGTAATGTTTCTAGATGGTATCTTTGGTATGATAGCTGGAGTTAAAAGAGAAGGATTCCAAACACGTAAAGCTATTCAAGTATTAAGAAATACATTTGCTTGGCTAGTAATCCTAACAGCTATTTTAATGGTTGAACAAGGTTTTACTGGTACAGCTTGGCTTAGTGAAGTAATTATTGTACCTTTTATGGTATTCCAGATCATAAGTGCACTTAAAAATGCATCTATGGCAGGATTTATCCAGATGAGTTTATTAAACCAAATCTTGGATAAAATAGATAAACATAAAGGTATAAGAGATGAAGAATCTAAAAAATAAAATATTTCCATTTTTAATAGCGTTCTCAGCGCTATCCGTATCTGCTTCGGCCGCCTTTTACTCAGTAAGCGGCCTTAGCAAACTTTTTGCAGGTGCATCACTTGAGGTTATTATCATGGCCTCTTCACTTGAAATTGCTAAACTAGTTATAGCTTCCCTACTTTACCAGTACTGGGATACAATCAACAAAGGTCTTAGGGTCTACCTAACCATAGCAGCAGGGGTGCTTATTTTAATCACCTCAGCTGGTATCTATGGTTTCTTGTCTGCTGCCTACCAAGAAACAGCAAACAAAGAAAGTATCGTAACTCAACAAATTACTGCTTTAGAAACTAAAAAAGCACTATATGAGGAAACAAGAGATAACCTTTTAGCAGATAGAAAATCAAATAACGAACTTAGAGGTACACTATCTAAAGGTTCAACTACTCAATACACAGACAAAAATGGTAATCTAGTAATTAGAACTAATAACTCAGCTATTAGAAATATTGAATCCACAGCTAAAGAAAATGAAAGACTAGCTGCTAAATTAGATGTTGTAAACGATTCTATATTTGCTCTTGAAACTCAAATTTTAGAAACTAGAGTAAATAGTGAAGCCACAAGTGAATTAGGCCCCCTTAAATATCTCTCAGAATTAACTGGGGTAGAAATGAGTCGTATTATTAACTGGCTGCTTTTAATAATAATCTTTGTATTTGATCCTCTAGCAATCGCTCTTGTAATTGCAGCTAATTTTGCTTTTACCAAATTACGCCCTAAAAAAGAACATTTAATAGAAGACAATGAAGGTTCTGATATCTATACACAAGAGGATCTTGATGAATTCAAGGAGTGGGATGTTACTCTAATGGATGGTTTAGAAGATTCAGAATGGGATGATTCCCCTCCCCCCTCAGAAACCCCTTCAGAAACCCCTAAAAAAGACCAACCAATTCCAATATTCATAGACCCTAAAACTGGAAAACTATATTATGAAGAACCCGAATCTGAATCTACTAATTTAGATTTAGATGGTGATGGAGTTATTGAAGAAGAAGAAATTCAAGAAATATTTGATAAAGCTGACCTTAACCAAGATGGCATTATAGATGAATTTGAAGCCCTTAAATCCAATTTATCCCCAGAACAAATGGTTGGATTGAATGAAATTCAAAAAATATTCGACCAAATCGAAAAAAGCAATAATCAACTAATTGTAGGAGAACCTTGGAAACGGGAACAAATTAAAAATGAACATACTGCTCTTAAAAGAGCTATTATTCAATCATTTTTAAAAAAAACTACTCCTAAAAATGATTCTGAAGATTCAATAAAATATTTTTAATATACTTGATTTTTTAAAGAATTTTTCTTATCTTTAGGTATAATTAAAAATCAAAGCTATGCAACCCCAACTCACCCCCTCCGAAAAAAAACACCTATCCCTAATCGACGAACTACTTTGTGTAGCCAGTGAGCTTGACGAAACATTCCGTTATCACCCAGATAATCCTAATAAAGTTAATGTTGTAGAGCAGTTTAAATATTTATCTGAGAGAAAAGTAGAAATCGAAGATGAACTTAATAAATTAACAAATGAAAAAATTTCTTGATATAGGTAAAACTATTCGTGTTAAAGGCACCTCAGAACAAGGTTTAAAATGCACCAACATTCATGGTAAATTATGGACTATAGAACGTATAGAAAAACTAGAGACGGAAAGTAGTTGGGGACCTAAAAACACAATATTATTAGCTATAAAAAGTTGTTCCCCTTACCAAAATTGGAAGTGGGTTAAATTTAAAAATGATCCTAATTTAAAGATTACTAAAATTTTATCTTAAATTTAAAAAAGTTATAATGGTAAAGGTTAGTCACGAAACCCCGTTATGTTTATTAGATGATAGTCGTATGTTTAATGACTATGATTATTGTCTTCCCCACTTACTTGATCAAGAGCAAGGTTATCAAGATTATTTCTTGACCTCTTCAGCACAGGGTCGATATATTATTATGGATAATTCACTTCATGAGCTAGGGTATGCTTATGATGAAAATCGTTTAATATATTGGATTAATGTGCTGCGTCCTAATGAATTTATTGTACCTGATGTTTGGCAAAATCGAGACAAATCAGTTGTAAACGCCCGTAAATGGGCTCAAGTCAAATTACCTGTAGGAGTAGAAAAGGTAGCCGTAGTTCAGGCAACTACACTACATGAAGCATCAACTTGCTATCAAACCTACAAAGATTTAGGTTACAAGAAAATTGCATTCTCATACGGTGCCTCTTATTACAATGATGTAGTACCTCATCCCAACAAAAATCTAGGCAAAGCACTAGGTCGCATTTCAGTTATCTCAACACTTCATAAAATTAATGTTATTGAAGATAATGATAGGGTACATTTGTTGGGTTGCCAAGTACCACAAGAATTTGGTTGGTATCGCGGGTTTAACTTTATAGAATCAATAGATACTTCTAATCCAGTAATGGCGACATTAGAAGGAATTCGTTACACTAACGCGGGTTTAACTGAAAAACCTAAAGCAAACATGAACGATTACTTCTTTATGTTATCAGATCAAGTTGATTATGAACTTTTATCTCATAACATTCTAAAGTTCCGTGAAATTAACGATCTATAAAAAATAAAAGTATGCCTAAATTAATTAGAATAGAAAGAATTGAACGCATCTATGAAGTAGAACTTACCGAAGAGCAGTACAAACTTTCAGAAGAGAGTGATGAAGGCTTTGATAAGATTTATAAAGAGATGAGTGATAAGTTAGAATTAGTAAGAACAAAAGAAGGTCCAAATAGTCAATTTACTATAAAATAGCGTTTGCCTATACGCTTATAATACCTGGCACATTAAATATTTATAACAAACATGACAAAACACGTAGTAGTTTCATTATCAGGAGGAATGGATAGTAGCACTTTGTTGCTTCGCTGTTTAAAAGAATACGATACTTGCACTGCTATTTCTTTTGACTATGGTCAAAAACACCGAGTTGAACTTGACCGTGCTGAATCATTGGTTACTTATCTAAACAGTAACTGTAACGAAAACGATTGTTACGGTGGATGTAAGATTAACTACCGAGTCATTACACTTGATGGTTTGGTAGATCTACTCAACTCATCTCTAGTAACAGGTGGAGATGAAGTACCTGAAGGACATTACGCTGAAGAAAATATGAAAGCAACAGTTGTTCCTAATCGTAACAAAATCTTTGCTTCAATTACCCAAGCAGTCGCACTTTCAATAGCTGATAAAACAGGTGAACAATGCGATATTGCAATGGGTATTCACGCAGGTGACCATGCAATTTACCCGGACTGCCGTCAAGAGTTCCGAGATGCAGACGATCATGCTTTCCGAGTAGGTAACTGGGGTTCTGAAAAAGTAGGATATTTTACTCCTTACCTTGAAGGTAATAAGTTTACTATTTTACAAGATGGAGAAGTATTATGTAACGAATTACAACTTGACTTTAACGAAGTATATTCACGTACAAATACATCTTACAAACCAATCCTCTTACAGGTAGACCACAACACCCTAGGAAGAGTAGTAATGAATGTAGGTATGTGGAATCAAGGGTACTACAAATGGTATTCAGATTATAAATCAGCAAGTTCAGTAGAACGAGTTGAGGCCTTCCTTAAACTAGGACGTCCTGATCCAGTAGAATATGCTGACGAGACTGGCCCTGTAACTTGGGAACACGTAGTAGCAGAAGTATCTAAAGTACTTAAAGCACATGAGTGATCGTTCAAATATTTATCGGGACATATTTAATGGTAAAAATAAAGAACGTTGGGAAGAAGAACAAAAGCATATGCCAAACCAAAAATGGCATAAGATTATGAGTTTTATCAAATCAAGTATTCGCATAACTGGATATATTCTTATCCCATTTGATTTGGTTACTGCAGCTTTTGTTCTTATTTTCAGCGAAATAGTAGGAATATTAGAAGAATTAGTATGAAAAAATTTGGAGACTTGATCCTGAAATATGGACATTGGAGCTTTTTAGCAAGCTCATTAGTTGAAGCATCAAATCGCCACTGGTTTATGGCCGCGGCATTAATGTTTCTTTTTATTAACTATCAATTTTTAGACAAAAAATGAGAACACTATGGTATTTTTCGGCTGACTGGTGCGGTCCCTGTAAACAATTTGGACCTATAATGGACCGACTAGCCGAACAAGGCATTCCTATTAAAAAACTCAACATAGATTACACCCCAGATGCTTCTACAAGATTTGGAATTAAAAACATCCCAACTGTAATTTTAGTAGAAAATGAACAAGAAATAGCTCGTTTTACAGGAGCTCGTACCCCACAACAAGTAGTAGAATTTCTTAATCAATAATATGGGAAGATATCAATCAACCAAACTATTTGATAACTACTCTGTAGCATTACGCCAATGGAAAGCAGCTCACTCTCACTGTGAGTTGCTCCATGGCTACGCTCTAGAGTTTAAAGTATGGTTTGAATCAATCGAACCACTTGAAGAAAATCAACTCGATGAGATGAACTGGATTCAAGATTATGGTGGATTCAAATCTACAGATGCTCAACCTACTCCAGGTAACGGATTGAAAGACTGGATGGATTATATGTGGGATCATACCACATTGATTGAAAAAGATGACCCCCAACTTGAATCATTCAAGTGGATGGAAGAACTAGGTGTTTTACATCTCCGTGTTATGGATAAAATGGGAGCAGAGTCTTGCGCCAAACTAGTTTACGATAAGTTCAATGAAGTTCTATCTAAAACAGGTGGTGGTCGTGTTAAAGTAGTTAAAGTTGAATGCTGGGAAGCTAAACGCAACTCATCAATTTATATTGGAGAATAATGGCATTAGGAAGAATTGAAGATTATAACAAGATTCTACCAATCGTAGAACTTTACACATGTGTGCAATCAGAGGGCAGCCGAGCAGGCCGCCCTACTGTTGCTATTCGTACAACTGGATGTACTCACCGCTGTTACTTTGGTGACGGAGGCTGGTGTGACTCTTGGTACACGAGCATTCACCCTGAAAAAGGTAAATATACCTTCCAGGACATTATCAACATTTACGATGAAAATCCCGAAATCACAGAAATGATGCTTACCGGAGGTTCACCTACAATGCATCCTAAAATCGTAAACGAATTAACTCATTTCGCAAATGAAAGAGGTATTATCATCACTATTGAAACTGAAGGATCGCATTTTTTGGAAACCGATTACCCTATTGGTTTGGTTTCTTTTAGTCCTAAGTTTGCTAACAGTGTTCCAACTTTGGGTGCTAAAACGCCTCTTGGAGACGTTGTAGACGAAAAGTTTATCCATACTCATAATCGCTACCGCTTGAATAAAGATGCGATTAAAAAGTCAATGGATTACCATAGTGATTACCACATGAAAGTAGTTGTTAACCCAGAAGAACAACCAGCTACATGGGATGAAATTAAAGAGTTCTTGGATGAACTTGAGGTACCACGCCACAAAATCTGGATTATGCCCCCGGGAGATAATCGTGATGAGTTGATCCGTGTTTACCCTATGGTGATTAATTGGTGTACTAAACACAAGTACAATTTTACCGGGAGAGAACACATTATTGCTTTTGATACTAAACGCGAAGTCTGATGCCTAACGATTATTTATCTGTTCTTTGGGGTCTTTGGAAAAACAACATTATCACCCCTAATCAAGTTATAGAAGCTCTAAATTTATATGGATATAACTTAGATTATATTACTAAAAGTGGACTTAAAGCTTCTAAACCTGGAGAAACTCATGAATTTAAATATGGACCAGCGTTATCCTATGAACAATCTTGATAAAGCATATCAAGCACTCCTCCAGGACATCCTAGATAACGGAGTAGAGAAGACAGACCGCACTGGAACTGGAATAATTTCAGTATTTGGACGTCAAATCAGGCATAAAATGTCTGAAGGTTATCCTTTGCTTACTACAAAGAAGATGGCATTTAAAACTATGGTGACTGAACTGCTATGGTTTCTAAGAGGAGATACCAACATCAAGTATTTGGTTGATAATGGTTGTCATATTTGGGATGGTGATTGCTTTGCTAATTATGTTAGAACTTTTTCTAAGTATGTGGATTCGTTACCTGAAAATAGTGAAACTGAATTTATTATTAACAAGGATAAGTTCATCAACAAAATCAAAACAGATGATGAGTTTGCTAACAAGTGGGGTGAGTTAGGTCCAATTTATGGTAAGCAATGGAGAAAGTGGAAAGGTAGGTTAGTTGACAAGTCAGTAGAGTTTGATGCTCATACAGCTTGGGTACCTGAGCAAGTAGACCAAATTGCAAACCTAATCAACGACCTTAAAACAAATCCAGACTCAAGACGTTTAATGGTTAATGCTTGGAATGTAGGTGAAATGGATCAAATGGTTCTTCCACCTTGTCATTATGGATTTCAAGTTTATACAAGAGAGTTAGATGAAACTGAGAGAGTTATTCTAATGGATAAAAAATTAGGAGTTACTGAAAATCTCCCTCAGTATTATACTGAAGATGAAATGATTAAACATCATATACCTAAAAGAGCAATCTCTTTAATGTGGAATCAACGTTCAGTAGATACATTCTTAGGTTTACCATTTAACATTGCCTCATACGGACTATTGCTTGAAATGATCGCAGATGAGGTTAATATGGTTCCTGATGAATTGATTGGTAATTTAGGAGATGTTCATTTGTATAAAAATCATATTGAACAAGCAAAAGAACAAATCACTAGAGAGCCAATGAAACTACCTATAGTACATGTTAGGGATGGAATCTTCTGTAGTTCACCTGTAGATATTATTTTGGAGAACTATCAATCACACCCAGCAATTAAAGCCCCTTTATCAAATTAAACATGAAACAAATATTATTAGAAAGACTCAAAGAAGGTTCTAAAACCTTTGTTCTATATTCTTCTGAAGGATGTCATTATTGTAAAGTAGTTAAACCTCAATTAAAAGAATATTCTCAAACTCATCAAATTCCTACATTTGAGATAGAAACAGGTAAAGAAATTACAGAAGACTTTTCTGAACATTTCCCTTGTGATGGATATCCTACTTTATATGTTTTTGAAAATCAAGAATATAAAAAATATGTAGGTGCAACTCAAATAGAAAATTTTATAAATGGTTGAATTATATTCGGCTAAAACTATTGATATTAAAACCAAAATTTTAGCCAAGCAAATTTCAGATGAACATAGAGGTGATGCTACACCTGTTGTAATGATAGGTGTTTTAAATGGAGCCTTTATGTTTCATTCTGATCTAGTCCGTAATATGGATATTGATGTTGAATGTGATTTTATCAGAGTCAAATCCTACTCAGGTAAAGAACGAGGTAGCATTCAATTAACCAAGGACGTTGAAACCTCAGTTCAAGGTAAACACGTCTACCTTGTAGACGATATCTTTGACTCAGGAGAAACAATGAAATTTTTAGCCAAATATTTTAACCTAAAAGGGGCTAAAACAATTAACATTGTTACCTTGGTAAAACGAGTTAAAAATAATTTTAACCCAATTGACCCACATAGTCATGTTTCAAGTTTCCGACATGCCTTCAAATGCGAAGACGAGTGGTTAATTGGTTACGGAATGGATTCAACTGGAGGTTATAAAAGAAATTTAAAGGCTATTTATGCTCTTTAATATTTATAACTATGCCAAATGCTATAAAATATTCTACAACTACTCCATCTGGATCTCTTAAAAAAGGGGATGTTGCCTTAGGGATAAATTCTATAGACTACGGCCCTAGTTCTATTACAGGGTGGTATTCCGGAATTAACCCCCCAGCAGGCAAATACGTAATATATGAAACTAACGTTTCAGGAATCCCTAACATATATATCCCTAATAACACAACAGAGCTAATAGTTTTTGTAGTTAGTAAAGGAGGAACTGCAGCTAATGAAGCTGCAGCTTTACAATGGATTGCTACCCAAACTAATTTAATGGCTGTTAATTTTGATTACCCAAACATAGTTACTAGTGGTTCTGTATTAAATTTAGATGCTGGGTTTGTTAGTTCATACCCTACAACATCATCTGCTTGGTATGATATAAGTGGGAATGCCAGTAATGGAACATTAACTAATGGTCCTACATTTAGCTCTACTAATAGTGGTTCGATTGTGTTTGATGGAGTAGATGACTTTGTTCAATGTAGTGGATCTTTTACACTAACATCAGCAACTTTTGTAACGTGGATAAGACGAAATGGAGACCAAGGCCAATATGATGGGATTCTATTCTCTAGAGGAACAAATACTACAGGTATAAATTTTCAATCATCTAATCAACTTGGATATCATTGGAATGATGCTGCTGCTACTTATAATTGGGCAAGTGGATTAACAATACCAAATTTAACATGGTGCATGGTTGCAGTTTCTGTTATAAGTACATCAGCAACAGCATATCTATGCCAAACTAGCGGAATTACTACTTCTACTAATACTACCAGTCATGCTAGTAGTGTTTTGAACGATATAAAGATTGCTCAAGATGATGCAGGTGGTAGATTTTTTAATGGGAATATAGCAATATCTCAACTTTATAACAGAGCATTATCTGCTGACGAAATCACTCAAAACTTCAATACCCAACGTTCCCGTTTCGGAATTTAAATATTCATAATTATGAATCTAAACCAAGAATACCTAAATAGACGTTTTGTTATATTTAATGTAACAGAACTCTTATTAATAGACTTTTCTCAAGTTTATGAAACATCAATTAACACAGTTAGAAAGTCTGTAGATGAAACTAAAACTTTTGTAAAGTTTGATTTGCCTACCCCATCAAGTGTATTATTTTTAACTACAAAGTCTATTGAATACACATATGAAGAAATTTTGCAAATTTTAGCAACCCCTGAATGGATTTCCCTAAATCCTGAATTATAGTTTGGACTATAAAATAAAGGTTTGTATATTTAGTTATTAAAATAAGTTATATGGAAAATATTGAAAATAAGCGTCGTAAAAAATACAACGACATTGAATGCGTACCCGCAGGGTTCGCGAATGGTGTAGCAGGAGATTTTCCACTTACTGCTGAGCAAAAAGATCAAATGATCGAGGAAGCAGCTAAACACTTTGGTCACTTCCTTACTGCTTTAAAATGTGATTGGCAAAACGATCCCAACTCAATGGAGACACCTCGTCGCGTAGCTAAAGCATACGTAAACGATTTGTGGAAAGGTCGTTACAACAACTTTACAGAAATTACCTCATTTCCCTCTGATGGTTATGATGGGATTATCATTGAACGTAATATTCAACTTACCTCAATGTGTTCACACCACCACCAAACAATTCGTGGTGTAGTACATATTGGTTATGTAGCTGGAGATGAAGGTCGAGTAATTGGTCTATCTAAACTAAACCGAATTGTAGAACATTTTGGTCGCCGAGGTGCTATCCAAGAACAACTTACTTCAGCTATTCACCAAGCAGTAGATAAAGTATGTGAAGGTAATCGTGGTGTGATTGTAACTGTGGTTGCCACACACAATTGTGTATCTTGCCGAGGTATTAATCACCAAGGCGCAGCAATGGTAACTACCAAAGCATCAGGTGTGTTTATGGATAATACAAATCAAGCACGCCAAGAGTTTTTTGATTCACTAAAAATCAATAATGGAAATATCTCTATCTGAAAAAGACATCAAACGTCTAATTGTAGCTGAACTGCAAGGTAATCTTCAAATACTAATTGACCCAAAACAAAAAGACAGCTTTAGTGAAGGCCGCATCCAAGTTTGGACCAACATTGTAAGCACAAGACTTTATCACCATTTAACTGAACAAAACAAATATGACCCAATTACAGGAATTGATCCAGATCGAACTAATCAATAGTTTAGGTCTACTCCGTTCATTCTCAGACCGAGATGAAGTAACCCGCAATCCCGAAATGGAATGGGCTGAAATAACATCAAACCAAATCGCAAAATTATTCAATGGGCAATATGTACCATTCGTGAGTGAGGTTGAAGAGTTCAACAGCTTAATGAATAAACCAAACAACTATGTCCCTCAAATACCGAATAATAGAGCTGAGTGGGAGTTCGTATATAACTTCGTTCTCGAAGAACTTGAAGAATATAAACAAGCTTGCGAAAGGGGAGACATCGTTGAAGTTTTGGATGCGCTGTGCGACATTGCTTACGTTAGTGTGGGGAACGGTACTATGCTTCATGGTCTTAAGAATAAAATTTGGCCGGCCTATATGGAAGTACAGGCATCGAATCTTTCCAAGGCTTGTAGAACTAAAGAAGAGGCAGAAAAGACTGTACAAGTACGTTCCGAGGAACAAGGCGAAGTATGTCATTATGAACAGGTTGGTGACAAGTACGTTGTATATCGTAGCCGAGACCGAAAAGTAATGAAATCAATTAATTACTTTAGACCTGATCTAAAACAATTTTTTCCACTAGAATACTTCTCAACCCACTCTGCAGCCGCTAAAAAATGAGTTACAAATCCTGTTTCACCCAACCTGTAGGAGGAAACAAACACAAGATTTACCTTTGGGGCGATAAAGGATATTTTGTATACGATTGGTGGTACCCTGCTTATGAGGAGTGTGATGACATTGATTCCGATAAAAACATTAGAGGATTAAAACAAGAATCACTCCGCAAAGTTAGTAAATGGGACAAAGAAAATCCAAAACTCCATTTCCACGATATGAGACCATACCAAAGGTTCCTTATTGACAAATTTGGAGACAACGATGAACCATCTACAACTCACCAAGAAGTATTTTTTGATATAGAATGTGAAATGGGAGGAGCACTTACGGAAGATTACATCCGTAGTGCCCCCAAACCCATTACCTCTATAGCTTGGTGGCACAAGCAAACAGATGAGTGGAAAATTCTTATCTTAGACAAAAAAGGTGAACTACAACACGATAAAGAAGGCAATAGAGAAATTATTCCTTTACTAACAGAAGAGGAACTACTGCAAAGCTTTATAGTGAAAATGCGCGAAATTAATCCGGATATACTTATCGGCTATAATAGCGATTATTTTGACATCCCTTACCTCTACTACCGCATTTGCAACGTATTCGACCAAGAAATAGCAAACATGCTATCCCCAATCGGAATCGTAATGGATGAATCCCAATGGAACAGAGATGGTTGGCTTAAAATTGCGGGCACCGAAAGTCTAGATTACATGAAGCTACACAAAAAGTTTAGCTTTAGGGATGAACCCTCATTTAAACTAGATGCATTAGGTAAAAAATACGTTGGTTTAGAAAAAATCGAATACGAAGGTAGTTTGGACCGTTTATTTAAAG